TAATTGGAAATGTAATTGATAAAGTAATTCCTGATAAAAATGCTAATGCTAAAGCAAAAAGAGAAATAGAAAAATCTCTTGCTGATAATGCTAATAAAATATTACTAGCACAAACAGAAATAAATAAAGTAGAAGCAGCTCATCAGAATTTATTTGTTGCTGGATGGCGACCTGCTATTGGATGGTCATGTGCATTAGGAGTCTTTTGGTTATTTATAGGTCATCCTTTAGCTACATGGATAGACCATTTAGATGGGACAGCACAAACATTGCCAACAATAGATTCAGAAATACTACTTGAGCTTGTATTTGCTATGCTCGGAATTGCAGGTTTAAGGACACTAGAAAAAATAAAAGGTCTAACTAAATGATAAAAGCATCACCTCATTTTAGTATAGAAGAATTAACCTTTAGTGAAACTGCGACAAGAAAAGGTATAGACAATACACCACCTCAAGAAGTGTTAGATAATCTATTAATTACAGCATGGAGTATGGAAAATGTTAGAGAACTACTTGACAGTAACCCTATACATATTAGCAGTGGCTATCGTTGTTTGGAGCTTAATACATTACTCGGTTCTAAACCAACTTCGGCACACATTAGAGGATTGGCTGTCGATTTTACTTGCGAAAAGTTCGGTGATCCTCATGACATTGTGGATGCTATTTTTAGGTCTGATATTCTTTATGACCAGATTATTTTGGAATTTGATAAGTGGGTTCATTTGGCTTTTCCAGAGAATGGAAAGAGTGCTAGGAAAAAAGCGTTAATTATTAATAAAGAAGGAACAATGATTTACTCACAATAATGCTTCTTAAACACAAAATAGTTTTAAAGGCATTAGTTACTATGTTAGGCATTTGTTTGTTATTATTAACAATCTACTTATTGGTAATATACATTATATGAAAATATTAGTTTTGGATATAGAAACAAGTCCACACACAGGATTTCATTGGGGGTTGTTTCAACAAAACATTAGTTTAAATCAACTTATAGAATCATCAACAGTTTTGTGTTGGGCAGCAAAATGGCTAAATAATAATAAAATATTTTTTTCTAGCGTTTACGATACAACTCCTATTAAAATGATAAAAGAAATACATGAGTTAATTAATGAAGCTGATGCTGTTATAACTTACAATGGCAAAAGATTTGATATGCCAACACTTAACAAAGAATTTTTAATACACAAGCTACCACCACCAAGTCCCTACAAAGACATTGATCTTCTTACAACAACTAGAAACAAATTTAGGTTTGCTAGTAACAAATTAGATTATGTTGCACAATTACTTGGTATAGGTATGAAAACTTCACATGAAGGTATGCCACTATGGATTGAGTGTATGGCAAAAAATCCTAAAGCATGGAAGTTAATGAAAAAATATAATATTAATGATGTTAAATTAACTGAAGAAGTTTATGAAAAATTACAAGGTTGGATTAATGTACATCCAAATCATAACCTAGAAACAAAAGAAATGTGTTGCCCAAATTGTAGAAGTTATAATTTACAAAAACGAGGAGTACAAGTATCTCTAACGAACAAGTACCAAAGATTTCATTGTCAAGATTGTGGGAAGTGGTCAAAGGGGAAAAAACCAATAGAAAAAATACAATCAGAGTCGGCTATACCCATATAAGGAAAATAGAAATGGATGTACAACTAATAGCATTACACATGGCAGATAAAACCATAGATGCAGTAGATGTTGTACAAGGTGAATCCGAGCTAATCATACATTTATCTGATGGCAGTTCAATTGAAATGATTGTAGATAGCATACACATGAATGTACAAGACCTTGATGATTAACGATGACCTCTTTGTATCTAATACAAATAAAAGTCGCACCACGAAGCTTATAACACTTCCAGACGGCACTGAAACAGATACATGGAGTAAAGATTATATGGTCTATTGTGAAGCATTAAATTTATCTAAAAAAACTTTAGCATTTAGACAAAAGTTTTTAAAGAAAATAGATAAACCATTACAACAAGAAAGGATTAATAAATTGAAATATTGGCTGACATTTATTTGGAATAGAAAATGAGATTAGATGAGATAGAAAGAATTGCTATGCAGTCTGAATTGGAACAGGCATTAAATAGAAAAGCATATTTAGATCATGCTTTTGAGCAACGCAATCCTAAAAATATGTCTCTACAAGAAAATGTTTACGGCTTTTTAGACAAGTATGTATCTACTCCTGCTGCAAAATCTATTGCAGGTAGCAAAGGTAATTTTGGTGTAATGGATTTGCTTGGCTTACCATTTACAGAAGATATGGGAAGGATGGCAGGTAGAGGTGCAGCAAAAAGTAAATACAGTGATGTAGCTTTAGGTACTGGTGGGATGTTATTAAGTGCTGCTGATCCATCTAAAGCTATAGGTAAAGTTGTAAAGCCTGTATATAACAAAATTAAATCTTCTATTACATCAATACCTGACCATGTTTTTAGTAAAGGTTTTTTAACTGACACACCTACCAAACCTAACCCTATAGTTGGCACTAGATATGAAACAACACCTCAAGGTTTGTTAGTTCCAAAAAGAGAAATTACACCAGATGAGTTGTTAGGTTCTATGATAGTTCCAAAGTACAGTGATGCAACTACAAGAAACCAATTACTCACAGAAGTTTCTGGTCAAAAATTAAAAAACCCAGTTCTTACCAAAAGTGGATTTGAATACCCTAGAGACAAAAAACTTTACGATAAAAATGTAGTTTATGCTTCTAACGAAGGTGCAGCTCAAACCGATATTGATAGATTAAAATCTGCATCTGAAAAAGGTAAACAGCTAGGGGGCACAGGAGACACATTACTTGCTCCTACTACAATGGGTAAAGGATCAGAATATTTTGGTGGAATGACATCTGACACATTATTAAATTTTGTTGATAATGGAAAAATGTCAAAAGAATTAATTAGTCAATTAGATAATGAAATTATAAACGGAATAGGTTTAGGAGCTCCGCTGCCAAATTGGAAAGGCATTATGACCGCAGAGGGCAGAAAGCAATTAAAAGAAGAAGGTAAATATAGAGTTGCACTTTCTAAAAGAATGGAAAATCAAAAATATCAAAAAGCATTAGAGTTTAATGTTCAAGATGTAGAAGGCGGACTTATTATTCCTGAATTAAAAGGTAAACAAGATACTATTGGTCACACATTTGTAAAAGTAAAAGACCCAACTCAATTACATTTAGTAGCTGGAACACATCCTGCTTACAATAAAGACATAATTGGTGGTCAATATATAGGCGGCTTTAAAGAAGATATGCCTTTAAATGAATTATATGGTGATACCTTTATGCAACAATTATTAACTGGCAAAATACCAAATCAAAATACTTTGCTAAAAGATTACACTATAAGCAAATCTACTAATCCAGTAGGCGATTCTATTGGAGCTATGATGATGACAAAAGATGGTGGGGCAATTGGTAAATTTATGGATGAAAAATCTGTAGATGCTTTAATTAAAAAAGGATTAATAGATAATTCAAAAGTTTCTAAAGAAGGTTTTGGTTTATTAAATATTAATGCTAACCCTACAAAATCAGGTGGGTTACTACAGAAAAATACTAGCTCTGTATGGGATGAACCTACACAAGCAATTACATCCGCAGACACTTCTATAAATAGTGCTAAACTTCCTGCTGCATTTACACAGCTAAACAAAGAGGGTGCGTTTAAGAAGGGTAGTGTCAATATTGATATAGGCGGTGGTAGATTTAATAACGCTGATGAGTTGTTACAAAAATCTGATGCTACTAATTTAGTCTACGATCCATTTAACAGAACTAAAGCTCATAACGCTAATGTTGTTAATGCAGTCTCTGGTGGTAATGCTGACACTGCTACAATCAATAATGTACTTAATGTTATTGAAGATGAAGCCAATCAACTTAAAGTATTAAACCAAGCTAAAGATGCAGTTAAAAAAGATGGTGAAGTATTTATAAGTGTGTATCAAGGTAAAGGTGATGGGGTAGGTAAAGTTACATCAAAAGGATATCAACAAAATAAAAAAGCTGCTGATTATTTAGATTTAGTTAAACAAGTATTTCCAGATGCTAAACTTAAAAATGGCATTATAAGAGCTACCAATAATTAGGCATAGATTCTTTTTCCCACAATAGTTAATAAATTATCCATAGCTAAATCAAGTTGTCTCTCATAAAACATAGGCTTGTTCCCTCCAAGAAACCGATAGTAAATTGCTGACTTTTGGTTTTTTTTTAATCCATCAATCACTGCATCAACAATCTTAATATTATTCATATCAGTTTTAGATACCATATCCTCAAACACTTCCGATGTAGACTCTCCACCTGTAGAAAAATAACTGGTACTGCTTGGATAACCTAACCCATGTTTATCTACTTTCATCCACCTAGACCAATCATCTAGGATGGTCATAAGACGATCTATTCTCACTCACCACCTTCATAAATAGTATTAACACAACCATACTCATGATGTGTAGATTGAGGGTAAGATATATTTTTACCTTCATCCATCTTATGAGATTTTTTACTTTTAACTTTAAAGTTGTTTAATATTTCTTTTGGGTAAAACATTGTAGCTAATGCACAATCAATTTTTTTAGAATATACAGTGTTTCTTTGAGTTCTTCTTCTTACTAATAAATCTTTAATACATAAACTTCTAATAATGTGAGCTGATGTAGTTTCTGCTATCCCAACATCATCTGCTACATTTTGAATAGTTAATTCTTTTCCACCATCAAACAATGCGTAAATCAATTCTGATATTTGATACCTTTGTAATTTTCTACCATCATTTAAATCATACCAATGTAAGTTAGTTTGATTTTTTAATTTTTCGTATTTCATAACTCCCCCTTTGTTACAATTTTTCCTGTCGGTTCATGAACAATATGAAATTCATTTTTTTTGCTCATTATAAAATAAGCATAACCCTCCCAAATAAATTTATGTTCTTTCCATTGTTCTTTATTTTTCTTTAATGTTTCTTTTCCCTTCTTCATTACAAACTCCTTTTAAATATTTGTCATGTCCACACCACCATTTTTTATAAAAAAATTTCCCTTCTTTTTTACATACATGGCAAGGATGAGGTTTGTTTAAATTAATCTTCATCAACTAATGGGTCATCAATCCATTCATTTTCTTTAACTTTAACTTCTAAAACTTTTAATTCTGTTTGGTGAAATTTAACCATTTGCTCAAGATACCACATTGCTTTTTTACAATCATCTATTTTGTCTATTATTTTTTCAGACTTTAATCCTTCTCGGCTTATATACTTTAATGCGTTGCCTTTAATGTAGCCATAAAATTCTTGTTTGCTCATTTTAGCTTTCATGTACTCTATTGTTTCTATGCCACCTGATTTATAATGATCTGGATTTACTGTATCTTTCATTTTTTACTCCTACTTTTCATTAGATTGTATTCATACATTTTGTTATGTCTAAAATTAGTTATCACAAGTATAATAAAACTTCTTTTAACTAACAAGGACATCATATTATGTGGACAACACCAGTTGCAACTGAAATGCGTTTCGGTTTTGAAGTAACAATGTACATCATGAACAAATAAAGATTAGGGGAGTTTCCTCCCCTATCTCTTTCCCCTAGTTAATAACATATACTTCCATTAGCTGTCGGCATACAGACAGTTAATTTGTCCTCACCATAAACAAATGTTGGCTCACTACTTGATATTTCTACATCATATTTAACAGACCCATCTTCAATATAAACTTCTGTAGATGTATCAGTAATAACTAAAGACCCATCATCAGTCCAAACACTTTCAGCACTTAAACTACCGCTTAACAACATCAATAAAATAACTCTCATAACAACTCCTTTGTAAGTGTGAAATAACACTATATGCAAATAATATATTAATTAAATTATTTGTGCAAATTAATGTTGCAAATCATTTGCAATAGTGTAAAATATAGTTATAAACAACAAAGGAGATTTAAAATGATACTAACAGATAACAAATCAATAACTAAACTAATCGGACTAGACATCGTAGCTGAAATAGCAGATGACTATACATTCTCAACAGATGCAGAAAATGCACAATTCCCAGTAGTTGACTTACTTAAAGATGCATGGGTAGAAGCTGTTGAAGATCAACTAACTTCATATCAAATTGCTAACTTTCTCGGCAGAATTAACTGGGATGTAATTGCAGAAGATGCAATCAGAGAAGCTGAAGAAAGACGAGATGCAGAAGAAGAAGCTCGTGAGTACAACGAAAATCCTGACAACTGGATCTACGACAAAGAAACTGGAGTTTGGGATGAAAGATATTAATAACAAAGGAGATATTAAAATGGAACAAAAAATAATGGAAGAAGCTAACCAACATTTTGCAATTAGTAATTTTGCAGAAATCGTACTAGACTCTGGAGCAAATTCAGTTCTAGGTTTAATTAAGCAACTTAACCCTGATGCCTACCAAGAATTAATTATGGCATCAAAAACAAAGGAGATATAAATGAACTCATGTGAAAAAAATGTAGCTCTTGCTATAAAAGAGCATGGTGATTTTTGGTACGAATATGTAGAGGATTGTGAACATATAATGTTGCCGTTAGAGAATGACAAAGTTATTGATTTAGAGATTTTAATTCAACAGCCATTTGATAAGCATTCTACATTTGGCACTATATATTCTACTTACGGCAGTCCCTTTACTGATGAGTGGGAAATAGACAGCTATATTGAATGGAAAGATATAACAAAAGAACAAATTAAAACAGCCAAAGAAATTTGGAAAAATTTATAGGAGATTAAGATGAAAGAACTAATTGCAATACAGCAAGAACTTAAAGCACCAAAAGGGCAGTTAAATAAATTTGGTAATTATAACTACCGAAGTGCAGAAGATATTTTAGAAGCTGTAAAACCCTTACTGGTTAAACACAATGCATTGTTATTAATTACTGACGAAGTTAAAGAGGTAGGTAATTATATGTATGTAGAAGCTACAGCAGTATTTCAGATAGGTGAAAATGCTATTAGCGTTAAGGCTCAAGCAGGTATTAATCCAACTCGTAAGGGTATGGATATTAGCCAGAGTTTTGGTAGTAGTAGCTCATACGCAAAGAAGTATGCATTAGGAAACCTTCTGCTATTAGACGATACCAAAGATGCAGACAGCAAAGACAACAGTGCTGTTAATAAACCATCTACACAATCTGAACTAAAGAAAGCAAAAGAAACTTTAGAAGAAGCTCATGAGGCTGGTGCACTTAAACAAGCATTTTTTGAGCTACCAGATGTACAGCAATCTGAATTAAGGGATTTTGCTAATGAGCTCAAACGAACATCTTAAAGATAATCGTAGGCACAATATCATAACTGCATCTCAAGCATGGGGTGCGGTCTATGAAAGGCAAAAGTTATGGAAAGAAAAAACTTTTAGGTCAAAACCTTTTGAGGGGAATGAAATGACTCAATGGGGTAATGACCATGAAGAAGTTGCTTTGAGAGCTTTTGAAAAACATATGAATGACATTTGTGAGAATGGTAATAAATTAATTGTGCATCCAGATTTACCTATAGGTGCAAGTGCAGATGCATTTTTAAATGGCATACCTGTAGAAATAAAATGTCCGTTTACACAAAGAATTTATCCGACTATCCCAGATAGGTATTGGGTACAAATGCAAATTCAAATGTTCGTAAAAAATTCAGTAGCAGCACATTTTGTTGTATGGACTCCAGAAGAATTACATACGGAGTTGGTGCAATACGATCAAGAATTTATTGACTGGTATATACCAAAGGCTCAAGAGTTTTTGTCTTATGTATCGGATGATAAAGAACCACCTCGTTACAAGAGGAAACCAGTATTTAATTTTAATAAGGAGAAATAAAATGGCAGTTGTAGGAATTAGTGCAAGTATTGATGTAACAAAAATTGATAAGGAAAAACTTGTCAAAGGTAAAAAAGGTACATATCTAAACATAACGGCTTTTGTTGATACAGAAAACAAAGACCAATACGAAAATAATGGTATGGTCACTCAATCAACTACACCAGAGGAAAGAGAGTCTGGCACTCGTGGAGTTATTCTTGGAAATACAAAAGTATTTTATCAGGGAGAAGCAAAACAAAATTCTAGTCCTAAACAAGCTGATAGTTTTGAGACTTTAGAAAATGACATCCCTTTTTAGCGTAGTGTTAGGTCTAGCTCTCATACTAATGGGAGCTGTATCTATATTATGTTGGTTGTCTATTTTTTATTTATTAATTAACAAAGGAGTTGCATTATGTCTACCTCGCAAAAAGAAATGATTTTAGATCATTTAAAAGGAAAAAGTTGGTTTAGTAAGACACCTAGAAAAATTAACACTCGTATTGCTAGAGCAAAATTTGGCGTTGAAAGATTAGCATCAAGAATTAACGATTTAAGAAATCAAGGTTATGATATAGAAACTTTACAAAAAATTGGAAAAAATAAATTTGGTAAAAAAGTAACTTTTGCCGAGTACACTTTAAAGGAAAACAAATGACTTACAATGAAGCAATTAAATTACTAGATGGTGATGCAAAGGCATTAGCAGAAGCATTAGAGTGCACACATCAAATGGTATATCAGTACAAAAAAAATCCTGACAAAGAGTTACCAAAGGTTAGGTCTATTGTTTTACAGGCAAAGTTAGGAACTTACAAGCCAACTAGAAAAAGAAAAATTGTAATGACCTGTAAGGCAGAAGTAGTTTAAAAACAAAAACAAAGGAGATGTAATGTACAAAATAAAAAATTGGAAAGAGTTTCAGCCACCATTGAGAGCAGATAGAAATGTTATTTGGATTAAACTTTACAGAAAATTATTAGACGATTTTGATTGGAGCAACTTAACTGATAGTAACAAAGCAACCCTTATAGAGTTGTGGTTATTAGCATCAGAAAATGAAGGCAATTTGCCATCAGTTAATGAAATATCTTTTAGATTAAGAAAGGATAAATCTTTTATTAACAAACAGTTAGATCAGTTGGCATCATTTGTTTTACAAGATGTTGCCGAAGTGTTGCCGAATCGGTTGCCTAGAGTAGAGGAGAGTAAGAGTAGAGTAATAGAAAGAGTAGAGGTAGATAATGGGTTTAATTTGTTTTGGAATATTTACCCAAGAAAAGTTGGTAAAGGTAAAGCTGAAGAAGCATGGTTAAAACATAAGCCAAATGTTGAAGATGTATTAAAAACTTTAAGTTGGCAAAAACAAAGTAAACAATGGTTTAAGGATAATGGGACTTATATTCCAAATCCTACTACTTACATAAATCAAAAAAGATGGTTAGATGAACCTACAGAGGAGGTAACATTTTGAATAACGATGACAAAATTAAATTTAAAGAAATGCTAAATACAGTCTTTGATATTTACAATAGGACTCATGCAGATCAAAACTTATTAAGGGTATGGTGGATGAAGTTACAAAGCTATGATATGCCAGTTGTCAGCAAAGCATTTGATAGCTGGACTTCTAGTAGCAATAAAGCACCAACACCTTATGACATTATTTTATTGTGTAGGCAAAAACAATTAGATAATAAAGTTCCTAACAAACTTTCTTATAAACCAATGAGTCCAGAAAAAAGAAAAGAAATTTCAGAAAAGTTACAAGGTTTAATTAAAAAAATGCGAGGTGTTGCATGAATTTTACATTAAATAAAAACAATCTGAATGGACTAATAATAAAATTAAAAGAATTAGATCAAAATGTATTATGGTCAGTAACTGTTAAGCCATACAAGTCAACACGAACTTTGGATCAAAATGAATACTACTGGAAATTAGTAACTGACCTTGCAGATTACTTTGGATTAAAATCTAAAAATGAAATGCATGAAGTGTTATTATATAAATTATTATCTGAAGAAAAACAGATAAAAAATTTAAAAGTAATGACTATTGGAAGTACAACTAAATTAAATGTAAAAGAATTTAACCACTATTTAGATAAGGTTAAAGATTTTGCAAAAGAATATGGATTTAAACTTGGCGAAGAAGAAATCAAAGACTAAAGACGAAAAAAATTGGCTTAACAAAATAAGCAATTTTGGCTGTGTAGTTTGCAGGAAGCATTATGAGATAGATGATGCACCACCTGCTAACTGCCACCATATTCGACAAGGTATGGGTGCAGGACAAAAGAACAGCCATTACATGGTGCTACCACTTTGCTGGGAACATCATCAGGGTCAGGATGGATTTCACCATGCACCAAAAACTTGGCAAAAAAAATACGGAACGGAAGCAGAACTTTTAGAATGGGTATTTAATAAATTGGAGGAATAATTATGATTGAATTTGCATTTGTAATGGTAATCAATTTAATGCCAGAGCCATTAGAAGATTGGAAGTATTTAGGACATTTTCGCAGTTGCCAAGAAGCCGTTATATTTGTTGACTTACATTATCCTGATCAAGTTCCTATGGAATATAAATGTTTGCAAAAAGAATATATACACTTACCAAAAGATACACAATTTATTTATAGAGATATGAAACATGGCAGCATTAGATATTATGACACGCATCAATATTGTAAATTTAGGAGGGATTGTGATGGGTAAAGGTTCAGGTCGTAGAAAAGAAAACACAAAATTAGTAGAAGCTAATTGGGATAAAATTTTTAAAAAGAAAGTAGACCCAGAAGAAAAAAGAAAAGATGATGGTTACGGAAACTTACTTGAAAAAAACAATGGCAAAGACTAGTCCTACCCAGAGAACATTAGCAAGGTTAAGAAAAGAAAACTACGATTTGGTGGAGGTCACTGAAAAATGGTGTGCTTTTTCTAGGAGAAGAAAAGACCTCTTTGGGATAATAGACATCCTTGCATTACACAAAGGAGACACCATTGCTATTCAAGTAACCAGTTATAGCAACATAGGAGCTAGGGTAAAGAAAATTTCTGAAAGTCCCTCTATCGGCTTTATACGAGATGCAGGGTGGACAATTTTAGTAGAAGGATGGAAGAAAGAAAAGAATGGCAGATATACCTCCAAGATAGTTGATCTTTCGTAATAAATAAAACAAATCAATAAAGATGTAATTCCTCTGCAAATTACTTGCATATTTAATTGAATAATTTATAATAGATCCATGAACAACACAAAGGAGCTAAACATGAACCACATAGAAAAAATGGAAACTAAAGTAATCCCAACTCTATTAAAAATCTTGACTAGAGATCAAGTAGAGTTAAGCCACAACTCAAGCGATCCTGTTTGGGTTCAAAGACAAATTACCGAATTGCTTAATAATAATTACATGATGACTGATTTCATGGCTAATCATTTTGAAAAAGATGGCACTTACCCTGAATTTAAAGGGTTATCAATTTCAGAAATTCTTGACGAGTTCTTGAGATATTATCTTGAGGCTTGTGAGATTGAAGCAGAAGAAGCTGCTGAACAACTTTTTACACATGGATATTAAACAAAGGAGACAAATAATGAATAACAATATTTTAATTACAGAAGATCAAGCATACAGAGATTCTTGCAGATCACAGTTTCTTCTTGCACAGCCTTACAACAAAGCGGTGCTTGAAATGAGAGAATTTTGGAAAGCAAAAAAAGATGAAGCACTATATCTTCCTGTAACAACTTTTAAAGTACCTAGCTTAAAAACAGGTAGAAATAAAAAATGGTTTACAGACGGAGAAAGTGTTTGGTCAAAAGGTTATTTTTTAGTTGGCATAGACATGGTTTTAAATGGCGGTGCATATAACGAAAAACTAGGCTGTGAGTATGATGTTCAAGCGGCTTTATTAAACAAAGGAGATAAATAATGATTGATACTACAAAACTTCACAAAAACGACTACCTGATTACTAAAGATCAGGTAGCAAAATTCATAAGCGACAGACCTGTTATGTCTGCAAATGCTTTTGCTAACTTACTTAATGGTGGCAAGTTTGAACTTGATCACTTAAAAGATTTTATAAACAAAGACACTTTTGAAAGTGTTATCAAAGGAGATGTAAAATGACTACAACAAAACTAACTAAATTTGACAAACTTTGCATGAAAGCTGAACTCATGCAAGTCAACTTACTTGCTCAACAAAGGTATTTTGAAGAACATGGTGAGCCACTTTATTGTGGCTTTGCATGGGTAGATGTTCCAGTAACCAGAACTAACAGCAAGGAAGCTAAAATGCTTTCTGAATGGGGATTTAAAAAATCTTGGATACCTAAAACCATGCAGCTATGGATAGGTCAGAAGGTTGGTGATTATGGTCAATCTATGGATATCAAGATTGCTGGTGCTAAAGCAATGGTTGAAAAACTACAACAACATGGCATCAAAGCTACTTACGGATGCAGAGCTGATTAACCAAAGGAGATCAATATGAAATTTAAATCAGAACAAACTATTTTAAAACTAAACAAAATTTTAGATGTAATAGCTAGAAGCAACGAAGCATTAAATAAAAATTTTACTTATGATGATTCTGATGTTACTGGCATAAGCCAAGTTTTTAACATCCCAGAATCAGATGCTAAAAAAATATATGACAATTTTTACACTCTTGTTGAAGGGGAAAGCTAATGGAATTATTTGATTTATTTGCAATCATCGGTCTGGTAGGACTGGTGGCTTGTTTATTAGAAGAAATTTTGATATAATCGGAGGGTTGGGATAAGTTCGTCCAGAACTTTCTCACACTCCTTTGTAAATGCCACTGTAAAAGGTGGCATTTTTTTTATGTTAAAGATAAATTTTAAAAAATACAGGATCGGGTAAAGTATGCCAAATTACAATTACAATGAACAAGAGGCAAGAATGTTAGCAAACCTATTAGGTAAACCAGCATTGCCAACACCCACACAACCAGCAATGCCACAAGCTCCAATACAAAATATGCTACCTATTCCTGTAAATGAAAACAATATGCCTATGTTTGCTACAGACACAGAATATTTAAACTACTTACAAGAGTATGACCCAGATATGTATATACAAATGCAAAATCAGTATATGAATACAAGAGGCGGAATGAGTGAAGGAAAAATAGACCTCAATAAGCCTATAAATTTTGTTAAAGGTTTACTAGGATTTCCTATGAATGGAGGAAGATAATATGTGGTCATGGCACTGGATTTGTGGTTGTCACTTTGGTTTTGAATGGTATCAAGATATGAAGATGGATGACTCTAAAAATAAAAGGTATTTTGAATACTTTATTATTGATGTAGGATGTTTACGCATACAGAAATGTGAACAAGTGGAAAATGTGTAATGAAACCAATGAAAAAACCAATGAAGAAAAAACCAATGAAAAAAGGCAAGAAGAATTACGCAGATGGTTTGAGTCTATAGGAGACTGTGTATGAGTTTATACGAAAATATACATAAAAAAAGAAAAAGAATAAAAGCAGGTAGTGGTGAAAAAATGAGAAAAGTTGGTAGCAAAGGAGCTCCAACAGCAAAGTCATTTAAAGATGCAAAAAAAACTGCTAAAAAGTTTCCATTATGAAAGACCCTAGACTTGCAAGAGCAGGTGTATCTGGATTTAATAAACCTAAAAGAACTCCAAGCCATAAAACAAAATCTCATGTAGTAGTAGCTAAAGTTGGAGACAAAGTAAAAACAATTAGATTTGGTCAGCAAGGTGTTACTGGCGATAGAAAAATGACAAACAGAGCAAAGTCATTTAAAGCCAGACATGGTAAAAACATTGCAAAAGGAAAAATGTCAGCCGCCTTCTGGGCAAACAAAGTTAAATGGTAAGCAGTCCTTGTAATGGAGTCTGTAGAATCATTGAAGAAAAAAATGGAGTAGCTAGATGTATTTCATGTAAACGAGACTATGATGACCTAGCTCAATGGTTGTACTTGTCAGAAGAAGCAAGGTTGTATAGAATGAATCAACTAAAAAAGGAGCAATGACCCATAACGGAGTTGCATAACAATGGAATACTATACATATATACACTTAAAAAATAATCAACCTATTTATGTAGGCAAAGGTAAAAACAACAGAGCTTACACAAAAAGAGATTATGATAATCATACTGTAAAGATCATAGATAAAAATATATCTGAAGATCAAGCATTAGAGCTAGAAGAATTTTTAATACAAGAGATAGGCATAAGTAAGTTAAACAATAAATTAACTAAAGGTTATCAGTCTACTAAAATAGTAGTTGATTATAAAAACTATAAAAGATATAGAAAATCTTTATGGAATATGAGTACAAAACAAATATATAAGGTTGCTAAACAAATAGTTGATGATGCTTGTGATGGCAATTTAAATGCTATTAAAATATGCTTACCTTTTATTAAAATCAATGACTTAATTAGAGGTATTTCTTATGCCAAATAGTCCAGAACAATTAGCTAAAGCTAGAGAAAAAGCAGCCATTGTTAATAAAGGCAATAAGAATGGTGCTAGAAAGTCCAGAGTATTAAATGACACACTTAAACGCAGACTTATGCAGGAAGATGGTGAGGAAGCTAACAAAGTTATTATGGCTTTACTTACTAAAGCTAAAGAGGGAGATGTTGCTGCGATCCGAGAGGTCATGGACAGAGCAGAAGGAAAGGTTCAAAGCCAGACAGACATTATATCCAGTGATGGATCATTACAGTCTAATCTTAAAATAGAATTTGTAGATGCAGCCGACCCAAAAGTTTCCGAGTAAGCTAAAGTTTTTATTTGAACCACACCGATATAAGGTTGCTTATGGTGGGAGAGGGTCAGGTAAGTCTTGGAATTATGCAAGAGCTTTGTTAATGATGGGGGCAGAAAAACCATTAAGAGTTTTATGTACTAGGGAAGTCCAGAAATCTATTAAGCAATCAGTCCACACGCTGCTAAAAGATCAGATACAAGCATTAGGTCTAGGTGAGTTCTACGAAGTTGTAGAGAACGCTATACGAGGTAAGAATGGAACAGAGTTTAACTTTGCAGGACTTGCTACCAACACAGTTGAAAGTATTAAATCTTTTGAGGGAGTTGATATAGTCTGGTGTGAGGAAGCACAGAACATAAGTAAGCGATCATGGGACATTTTAATACCTACGATTAGGAAACCTGCCAGTGAGATTTGGGTAACATTTAATCCTTACATGGATACAGATGATACCTATAAAAGATTTATTATTAATAAACCTAACAACGCTAGAATAGAAAAAGTTAATTACACTGACAATCCTTTTTTCCCAAAGGTGTTGGAGATAGAAAGAGAACGCTGTAGAAATCATAACGCTGAAGATTATGCAAACATCTGGGAAGGTGATACTAAAGCTGCTGCTGATGGTGCTATCTATCACAATGAGATAAGACAAGCACAAGAGGCTGGAAGGATTACCACTGTACATCCAGATGCCTTACTGAAGACTCATATAGTTATGGATCTAGGATGGAATGATTCTATGTCTATTATTTTATGTCAAAGAAATTTGTCCGAGATAAGGATCATAGATTACATAGAAGATGATCACAGAACTTTAGATAGCTACTCGGATCAACTGAAGCAGTTAGGACACAATTGGGGTACGATGTATCTACCTCATGATGCTAGGAATAAAGATTTTAAGTATGGAACTTCAGCAGAAGAAATTATGCAAAGACTTAACTGGCAAACAGAAGTTATACCTAAAGCAAATATAGAAACTGGTATTAAGTTAGCAAGGATGACATTCGAGAGAGCTTACTTTGATCAGGATAAAACAAAAAGATTAATAGAGTGTTTAAAGAATTATAGAAGAAGTATTAATCAAACAACTCAAGAACCACAAGCACCTTTGCATGATGAATACAGTCATGGTGCTGATGCTTGGCGATACACTTGTGCGGTTGTAGATGCAATGAGTAACGATGATTCTTCTTGGGATCAACCACTAGAAATTAACAAATCATGGATAGTATAAATGGCATACGATAATAAAAAAATGAACGCTGATTCTGACGACAACAGAGAAATGTTAAATATTGTTGAGTCTCATATTGATGACAGTTTAGGGTTTATTGAAACTGAAACATCACAAGAAAGACAAACAGCTCTTGAATACTATATGAGAGAACCTTATGGGAATGAGGTAGAAGGTCGTTCACAAATAGTTACAGGCGAAGTGGCAGAAGTAGTTGATGGTGCATTGCCGCAAATCATGAAAGTGTTTACGCAAAGTAATAATGCTGTTGTGTTCGAGCCAGTAAATGAAGGTGATGCAGAACTTGCAGAACAAGCTACTATGATGGCTAACCATGTATTCTATAAAGACAACAACGGCTTTGAGATAATGAACTCATGGTTCTGGGATGCACTGTGCCAAAAGGTAGGGATAGTAAAAGCATATTGGAATGACAAAAAAGATACAACAAAAGAAAAATATGAGATGCTCACTGAAGATGAGCTGACCATGATCATGCAAGACGAAGAAATAGAAGTTGTTGAGCAAGAAGAATATGAAGAAATTATAGAGCAAGACCCACAACCAGCAGTAGACCAAATGGGTCAACCTATGATGGATGAAATGGGTATGCCCATGATGATGGAAACACCTCCAATCATTAATGTTTATTACAATGTAAAATGTAAACGCACAAAAGATTATTCTAAAATTAAAATAGAAAATGTAGCTCCAGAAGAATTTTTAATAGACAAAAGAGCAGTAACAATTGAAGAAGCTGACTTTGTTGCACAAAGAAAATTAGTCACTCGTTCAGATTTAGTGGCAATGGGTTACGACAAAGATTTAGTGCATACATTACAAACTGGTGATACTTTAGATTTTACTCCAGAAAGAGTAGCAAGGTTTGGTGCAGGTGAGCAACCTTTTAATACTAATGACTCTAATGATGAATCAATGGAGTTAGTTGAATACTACGAATGTTATGTAAGAACAGATATAGATGGTGATGGTGTAGCAGAGCTGCATAGAGTTTGTTATGCAAGTAATAAAGTATTAATGAGTGAAGAATGTGATTATGTTCCTTTTCATAGCGTTTGCCCTTTTCCAATTCCACACAAGTTCTTTGGTCAGTCATTAGCAGATAGAGCAGTAGACTTACAATTAATTAAATCTACCATTACAAGACAAATGTTGGATAACTTATACCTAACTAACAACTATCGTGTAGGTGCAGTAGAAGGACAGGTTAATCTTGATGACTTACTAACATCTACAGCAGGTG